GGAGCGCAATGCAAACCGCAGCTACCAACGGCACGGACGCTATCGTCGCTCAATTCTCCCGCATCACGGCGGCGGCCCGCGAAGCAAGCAACGCCTCCAACGTCCAGATAGGGGCGAACATCCCGCACAACGCCGGAGGCACGGATAACTTTGAGGGCGGCCCCACGTGGATGAACGAAGAGGGCGGCGAACTTGCCATCCTTCCCGGAGGTTCTGCCATTATCCCGGCGGACCAGACCGACCGCCTGATGAAGTCCTATACCAGCAATACGACAAACAACCGAAATAACCGGAGCCTCAGTTTCTCGCCCAGTGTCCAAATCACGATTGCGGGCAACGCTGACAGCTCCACCGTTGCCAACCTGAAAGAGCAGCTTCGCGCCCTGTTCGATGAGCTTTACCAAGAGGCCCAGGCGCAGGACTACACGGACCGCGCTATGCAGGCTGGCTTTGCATAAGGGGGTGCTACTATCTACACACTTGAGGGAAGAAAATGCGGAGTGGTCCGCTTCGAGCCTCTGACTACTGGCGTAGTGACCTCCGAGAGCGTGAGCCGGAGCAGCACAATCACCGATAACCCGATTGAGGGTGGTTCCAACATTCAGGACCACGTTTTTACTCAGCCTGTGAGCTTCCAGATCAGCGGAACGGCCATCAACGGCGCAGATACCATAGCTGCATTACAGCGGATGTGGAAGACCGGGGACATCCTTGTTTACACAGGGAGGAACCGCATAGAGAACCTGGTCATTCAGCAGCTCCAGAGTACGCATGACGCGAAGCACCGCTCCGGCTTCTCGTTCTCGGCTACTCTAAAGCAAGTCACACTAGGCAGCTCTGTGGACAGCGGAACGGCCTCTACAATGGCGGGCCTGGATGCTGCGGCCTCTGTTACGCAGCCCAAACCCACTACTAAGGCGGCCCAAAAGACGGCCTCACAGACAACGAAAACCAAAGCAGACGGCCTAAAAACGACCGTCTCTACTACGATCTCTTCTAGTGCCTATGCGTCCTATGTGAACAGCTTCAACAGTAAACCGAAAAGTAGCGCAGGTCCGACGTCCCGCGCTACTCCCAGCAACAACGGAAGGAGGTAACGGGCCATGCAGCTTATCGACCTTGGGCAAGAGGTTGAGTATATCGACATTGATGTGAGCAAGGTTCCCTATACCTTTTCCGTGAAGCTCAGCGATAAAACCTATTCCTTTACCATCCGCTACAACGACACTGGCGATTTCTTCACCCTGGACCTATCCGTGACGGCCACTGGAGAAGTGCTGGCCTACGGAGACCCTATCCGCTACGGGCGGCCACTATTCGGACCCGTCGAGGATGAGCGCTTTCCTTTACCGGTCATCATTCCCCTGTGCCTCACCGGGGATGACGTGGACACCGTGACGTGGGAGAACCTGGGGGAAGATGTCAAGCTCTATCTCTTTGACAGGGAGGGGACGGCGTGAGTTTCTGGATGAGAGAGGCTAGTCTCCAGATTGGGAGCAAGAAGTACAACATGGATAACCTATACTTCGAGTTCGAGGTCCCCTTTGAGGACAGCGACACCATTCAGACGGCCAAATTCAAAGCCTATAACCTATCCGAGAGTACCCGCAAGAGTATCAAGCGGGGGGACGTTATCATCCTCAATGCAGGCTACGAGGATGACGTGGGGGCTATTTTCGTTGGACAAGTGAGCGCTTGCAACCACAAGCACCAAAATACCGAGTGGATAACCGAAATCTCAGCAACCGCCGCTATGGACCAATGGCTCAACTCCAAGGTTTCCAAGACCTATGCCAAGGGCAGCACGGCGAAAGAGATTGTTTCCGATCTGCTCAATATCTTTGGCGTGGAAATCGGGGATTTCTCCCTCGCCACAAATAAGGTCTATGACCGGGGCCTGGTATGTAACGGTAAGGTAAAGGACGAACTCAAGCGCATTGTGGTGAACGACTGCAAGAGCCGGTTCCTCATACGCAACGGGAGCGTCTTTATCAATGACCCGACTAAGGGCATCGCAAACGGCCTGGTCCTCACCCCGCAGAGCGGTTTACTTCTGTCCGGGAATGAGGCCGAGGAAACCGTTATCGCCGTGGGCAGCGACAGCCAGAAGAGCGGCGCCACCAAGAGCGAAGAGGGCAACTATGTGACCCGCGAGTGTCTGCTCAATTACCATATCGGACCGGCGGAGCAAGTTGTCATCCAGTCCCAGAGCCTCAACGGACGCTTCATCGTTGCCAAAGGAAAGCATACCGGCACACCGAAAGGTAGCTGGAAAACCACCATCGAAATGAAACCGGCGTAAAGGGGGACCTATCATGCCGAAGCAGAACCAGAAGCGGGCCTATGAGGATGCCAAGAAACAGGCGGACGCCGCCAGCCTGTGCGTCGCGGACATCGTAAAGGTCCTTGCCTTTGATGAGGCGGCCTTGACCGTCGATGTTCAGCCGATCACCCGGTACCCTGACGAAGACACATTCCAGACCAAACCGCCTATTCTTGCCGTCCCCGTGGCTACCATCTACGGGGGCGGCTTTATCATCCGTCCGATCTACAAGGCCGGGGACATCGGCGTGGTGGTCTACTTGGACCGGGACAGCGACGCCGTTATAGCTGGAGGCGCGGAGGCAGACCCCAACACCGAGCGCCTGCACAGTGGGGATGATGCTATCTTTATGGGCGGCATCCGTACTGGCGGAAACTCCATATCCGGCCACCCTGCCGGGTCTCTGAGCCTGGGAACAGCCGACGGCGGCGTGTACCTGTCCATATCACCAAGCGGTATCGCCATCAAGGGGAATGTCACCATCACAGGAGACCTCACCACCAGCGGCGGCACCGTCAACCTGAACTGAGGGAGGTATGCACTATGCCTGGAGCTGCACGGCAAGGGGACACCATACAAGGTACTACGGCGGGAGAACATAACGGACACGCTACCCCACACGGTCCCCTCCCCATCACGGGGGCAATCTCCGGCGGGTGCTCCGGGGATGTTTTCATCAATGGACAACCGGCAGCCTACGTCGGAAGCACCACAACCGAAAATGACGCCTGCTGCGGGAGCAGCCAGGGGCGCATCGCCCAGGGCAGCGGAAGCGTCTTTATCAACGGAAAACCCGCCGCCCGTATCGGGGATGCCTTGGCTGCCCATAACGGCACCGGGGCCGTCTCAGCGGGCAGCGGGGATGTTCTGATTGGAGGGTGAGATATGCAAGATAACTGGACCCTTAAAATCGACCCGGAAAGCAGGGACCTCATCCTCGATGATGCCGGAATGCTAGAAACTATATCGGGCGATGATACTACCGCTCAAGCTGTCCGGCTGACGTTGGAGGTCTATCGGGGAGAATTTACCTTTGACCCAACCCACGGCACGGCTTATGAGCGCATCATGGGCAAAAAACGGCATGAACTGGAAGATGACGAAATACCGGAAGTTATTCGGGATGCGGTCTTCCAAGAGCCGCAGGTTGTTGAGATAAACGCAATTGATTATGAGCTTGTGGGCCGAGGGTTAGAAATCGCTGTGACTGGCCGCCTCCAGAGCGGTAATACCATCAAAACGGAGGTAAACACAACATGAATAATCAAGAGTGGGGTGTAACAGAACGAGGTTTTCACCGCCCTACATACGTTGAACTCCTGGACGCCATCGAATATAAAGCGAGGGAGCTCTTTGGGAATAAGGCCAACTTGACGGTTCGTTCCCCGCTTGGGGTATTTCTTCGTATCTTCGCATGGATGTTAAACATCCTGTTTAGTCTTATGGAAGATGTCTATAATAGCAGATTTGTTGATACGGCGGTAGGTAC